TTAAACGGATCAAAAGCGCGAGTCGGGTCTATAGCTTGTATCGACATTATTCCGGGAGCTATTGAGTCGGTTACGGTTTTCTTTCCGCGAAACGCGCGAATACTTGTAACTTGTGTCGTGATCTCCGAAAATTGGTCTACGCCGTCTAAGACGAAGCTCGTATTATTTAATAATCCTTGTTGTGCATCGTCCAGCGTAAAGCCGTCGCCAAATCCGGTATCCATTTCGAGTACATAAGATCCGCCGGTTACGATCGTTGCCATAAAAGGTTAGAAAGCTCCGCGAACGTTTACGTCTACCGGCCCGCTAATAAGGTTATATAGCTGTAACTGCTCCACTATAAGGTTCGGAAGTCCAGCGTCGGCCGTTACCGCGTTTACCGTGATATTTACCGTAGACGGCGAAGCGTCTCGAGCCGCGATCCGCTCGGCGATACCGACCGTAGTAATACCTTGAAACGCGGCCGAAGCCGGCGTAAATTGTGCGGCTTCTCTTGCGAACGTCGGCGTCTCTTTGCCACTACCGCCGCCGCTGGAGCTGGACGTAGTAGGGAGCGTAATCCCGCTAGTAGGTGCAATAAAGACGGGATCGGGTACACGGTCGGCAAGAGTCGGAGTAGTTACCGAAGTTGCTCCGCCGGACGGAGCGCTTATCGTCGGAAGAGTTATATCTATAGCTCCGGTTTTGCCTATGTCGACTCCCGGCAACATATTTAAAACGTCTATCGCTTTGTTTACTCCGGAGATTATTCCGTTTACCATCGTCTCGATCGTGCCGAGTACGCCGTTAGCTACCTTGACTAAGAAAATTCCGATACTCGCGAACGCGTCTATAAATAAAAAGATGACGTCTATCGCTGGCCCGATTGCTTTAGCTAAAACTTCAAAAGCTACTTTTAATACGACGCCGACGACCGGCGCTATCTTTTCTTTAATGAGTGTATAAAAGGCTTGTAAAAAATTAAAGTACTTTATAATTGTTTCGCGATTCTCGTCGATCTTTGTCGCGAGTAACGTAAAAATTTTAGCTAATCCCTCGAAGATCGGGATAGCGATAGAGAGCACGATCGGAATTAAAGTGTCTTTTATAAAGCCAACGAAAGCAAAGAAAGCCGGGATTAAATTCTTTTGCACAAACTCGACTAGCGTTTTTATAACGGGTAAAAAATAAGTTTGAAAAGCCGGGACGAGTGTCTCGGTTATAAAAGTGCCGACTTTAGTTAGTTGCTCCGTTAGTGCTGGTAGTACCTTTTCGTTTATGAAAGCTACTGACGGCGTTAAGACGTCCGCGAAAACGCTCGTTAGTTTTAGCGCTATCGGTAGTAAGGCCATACCGATATCCGTTACTACGTTTTGAAGTTGTGCGGATAAAATTCTTTGAGTATTAGCTAGACCGTCCGAAGTTCGAGCGAAGTCGCCTTGAGCGTCTCCGGTCTGCTCATAGATTACTTTTTGCGCGGCTAATATCTTTTGTTGAGCGGTGAGCGCTCCGCTACCGCTAAATATGCCAAGCTCTAAAGCGGCTTGTTTAAGTGTGGCATCGTTTAAAAGAACGCCGTAACTTCTTAGCGGTTCGGATTCTCCACGAAGCGCCGCGCCGATCGCGTTTATCGCTTGCTCCGGACTCGTATTATTGAACGACGCTAAATCCGAAGCTAGTCCCGTAAAATCTGTTGAAAACGTAGCTAACTTTTCGCCGGTAAGGCCGGCGGCTTTACCGAAAATACCGAAAGAAGCCGAAGCGTCTAAGGCTTGTTGTCGAGTTTGTCCGAGATTAGTCGCGGCGTCGCTAGCGAACTTTTCTATTGACTTATTGGCGTCGCCGAAAACTACCGCGACTTTCGAGATAGTTTCGTTTAGATCCGAAGCTTTTCCGATCGCTAAGACTGCTCCAGCGCCTACGGCCGCAAAGCCGGCCGCCGTTGCTATGCCTATTTTTTTGAACGAGCCGGATAAGCGATCTAAAGACGATTCGGCTTCGCCTACCGCTTTTTTAAGCGGGCCGGCGTTACCGACGATAGAGACGGTAATCGGTTTAGCCATATTTTTATCCTAGATCGTATTTTGTTACTAGATCGGATACTAACTCGGCGTAACGATTAGCGACTTCGCTTTTACGCGCGTCTATAGCTTCATAAAGAAACGTATTAGGTTTTATGCTTCGAGCCGGCCAGCCGAAGTGAATCGGGCCGGCATACGGGACGGCGACGTTTCCGGCTCTTACTTTCGCGCTTTTCTTTGTAGACGCGTTTCGTATTGCGGCCGCTAAAGCTCCGGTAAGAAACGGGACATATTTTTTAGATTCGTTAATAACTATTTCGGCGACTTGTTTATTTGTTTCTAAAAATTCCGTTTTATTTAGATCGAGCGCGTCGGTAGATAGTTTTCGTAGGTTTCGCTGTACTTCTGAAAGTCCCGTAATTTTGATCGGGTCTCGTGAATCTGCTCGAAAGCCGAACGTGCCGCTCGCCATAAGTTTTATCTCCGTCCAGCGTTTCGCTCTTTGTTACGTCTAAGAAGTCCATCAAAGATTAGTTCTAAAACTAGCGGAGACGTGTTTATAAGTTCGTTAGGCGCTATGCCGGTTTCTATTGCGATCTCGGCGATATATTCGCTAAACGAGTTACGCGTTAAACTTTTAAATCGTTACTTATTTCAACGTCCGCGACGGTTTTAGTCCACTCATCAAAAGGCTTAACGACGTTACCGCCGTCGCGCTCCGCAAGCCAAGCCAAATAATAAAGATGCTCCATTTTTGTATCCGTCGTACTAAACGCGGTAGAGATACCCATTTTTGCATAACGCTCAAAAGCGATAATCGCCGGCGGAAATACCGGAAGCTCTACCTTTTCGCCGTCGCGTCTTTCGACTGTTAAAACTATTCTTAGCAAGAGTTAAGCCGAGATACTTTGTACGATTGACCCGCCGGTGTACGTAAGACTTATTTCAACTAACTCCCCGACCGACACTACGAGCGGTACGCTCGAGAGGAATCCGCCGGTGTGAGTGTATCTAGGCGAGCTAACTCCGGGAGCGGCCGCTAACGGTTCGTAAACGATAACCGAAGTCGTCCCGACATCACCAAAAGCGAATTGAATAGCTTCCGTAGTTAAAAAACTTCCGAGCAAAGTAAAAGTAGTCTCCGAGTTTTCTAAGCCGGCCGCGTTTTCTACTGACGTCGAAGCGAGAGTAGTTGAGTCTAAAGCCGGCACGTTTTTAGTCATCGTAAGGCTTCGAAGCTGGTCGTTAAAATCTGTGCCGCCGACCGTAAAGACGGTAGCTTTTCCAAGTTGTACTACTGTTGCCACGTTAAATCTCCGTTTCGTTTATAATAGTTTTAGCATACTTTCGCGCCGGCTTTGTGTCATCCGATAACTTTATAGACGCGATCGTAAGAGACTTGCCGACGTCTACTCCAGCGGCCGCTAAATCTTGATCGTTTACGATCTGACCTACTGTAAAAGCTTTCAGACGCGACGAGATTATTTCGTAGTTAGACATTTAACCCCATAGTTCTAGTGTGTACCGATAGGCGAGCATTTCCACGCCGCTAACACTAACCGAAACGGGAGTAGCCGAGATGCAAGTAGACGTAGCTACGGTCGCGACGGATGCTTTAGGGAGCGTAGGCGCGGCGTCTAGCTTTGCTTTGATTGAAGAAGCTCCCGAAGCGACTAGAAAGCCGTCTAGATAGTCTTGAGCGGCTCGATCCGACATCCGTCCGGTAATAAGTATTAGATCTACTGAGCCTTTATCGAGTCCGCGAGAAAATGCGTAATCCCAAGTTATAGAGATCTGACCGATAACTAAAGCCGGCGGAATCAAGCCGTCGGGGATCGTGTCGTAGACACGTAGACCGGTTATATTTACGGCCGTTTTTATGCCGTCTCGAACGTCTGACGGGATCACGCTAAAACTTCGCGACGATATGGCCTTACCATAGCTTGCACGTCGCGACCTAACGGACTCATACGGATAGCGCCTAACTCCGATAACCCGACGACGCCGCCAACACTCGAAGCACGTTTAACTAGATCAGTAGACAAGATCAGACAAGCTTCTTCTATGTCATCCGGCGGAATCCCGTTATACCAACCAAACTTAGCGGTTACTTGTATTCCCGGACGAAGATTAACCGGCGACGGGAATAACGTCGTACCGACGAGAGTAATAATCGTAAACGGCCGCTCTAATTGTGGAGCGTTAAGCGGATCTAAAATATAATCAGTAGTAAGAGTTAAAGTAGTT